ATTAAATTCTTTAAAAGAGATTATCTCATTAAAACAAGATCGTTTGAAAACAGAGTTTGAAATAAAGAAAGCAACAACGCAAACAAAGATCAAGCAAAAGACAGATCAAAAAATTGATAATTCCTTAGAGCGAAATACTCGTAGAGATTATCAAAATGGTGAGAATATTGGTCGCAGACTAGGAAGCGCGGAACGTCGTATAACTGAAATGCGAGCTAATATGCGCAAGACAGATAGTGAAGCTAATAAAGCTATTAACCAGAAATTTAATGAGCTTGATAAAAAAGTCATGCATTTAGATGATGAGTTTTCTCAATACCAGACAAAAGTTGACGAGCGTCAACAACGCAGAAAACATGTTGTTGATCGACTTAACAATAGTGTGGATAGTCGTAAAAAAGGCTTGGCAAAAAAAATACGTGATGAAGTTGCAACACAGTTCCAGACTCATATTTTAGATGAGCAGGGCATGGCAGTTATCGAAGCAGGCTTGAGAGAGCGTACATGGCTGCTAGGCAACACAAAAAGAGGAAGTGAAGTTGGTGAGTTGTGGCGTTCTATCACACAGTTTAAATCATTCCCAACCTCATTCCTTATGCGACATGGCAGTCGTACATTTGCTCAAGATGGTGTCAAGGGCAAGGCTGCATACGGCATGTCAATTTTCTTTATGACAACGATATTGGGTGCTTTAGTAGTACAGCTAAAAGAATTGGCAAATGGCAATGATCCGCAAACCATGTGGGATAGTGACGACCCACAAAAGGCTATGAAGTTTTTTGGTAGATCGGTAGTGCAAGGCGGCGGTTTGTCAGTTCTTGGTGATATTGTAGTTGCAGGAACAGACCCAACTGGTCGCGGTATTGGTGACTTTATGACAGGCCCAATTGGTAAAGATGTTGAGTCTTTGGCTGGGGCAACAGTTGGTAATGCTATGCAATGGTATAAAGGCAAGGATACCAATGCAGCAAATGAAGCATTTAAATTAGTGAAAGGAAAAGTTCCAGCGCAAAATTTGTGGTATACAAAAGCAGCAGTAAATAAAATGTTTTTTGATGAGATTCAAGATAGCATTGCACCAGGATACCGTGAAAAACTTTTAAGAAAAGCGGAACGAGAACAAGGGCGCACCCAATGGTGGGGTGATGATATTGACGATGTTCAAGCACCCGATATTGATAAGGTAGTTCAATAATAATTCACCCACCAAACCGCACCACAAACCCTCGTATATATCAACAATATACGAGGGTTTTTATATGTCTACAGAAAAGAAAAAGGTCGGTCACTTAAAGCCTGAAACCAAAGAGAAATTAGAGCTGTCACTAGAAATGGCTGCAACCGATGCGGTTGATTTAATGACAGAAGCTTACGGCAAAGACTTGTTTGATAAAGAGGGGCGCGGCGATAAAGTTTGGCTTTATAAAGGTGCTAAAGAAGCTCTTACATGCATGGAGAAATTAAAGCGCATTCTCAATGATGATGAGCTGTCCGTTGGTGATCCGAATGATCGAAAAGTCACACCTGAAATGCAGGCAGCCAAGCTTTTAGAGTCAGTCGCTAAAAAGCTTGAGGAACGCAAACAGCGACCAAGCTAATGATTAAGGTAGGCTTTGCTGCGTTCTACCTTGTTTATGCTGAAACGCTAAACTGGGTAGTTCCCGATTTTCATTTAGATGTCTGTGATTTTCTGGAAGATTACGGCTCGCTTGGTCTTTTGATGATGCCACGTGGACATGGCAAATCGACCATTCTTGATATTTATAATGCATGGAAGCTCTATAACAACCCAAACCACTTGATTTTACACCAAGGTGCAACCGATCCAGATGCTTACAAGGTCAGTCGTGGTACTGAGCAAGTATTAGAGCGTCATCCGCTTTGCCAATTATTCAATATTAAAAAAGAACGTGGTGAGACTCAAAAATGGTGGGTGACTGGCTCTAATGATGTTCGTCATGGTTCAATTCATGCACGTGGAATTATGTCGAACGTGACTGGTTCTCGTGCCAATGAGATTCAAAACGATGATGTGGAAGTGCCAGGTAATATTGGCACACCTGAAGCAAGGGAAAAGCTTCGTTATCGTCTAGGGGAACAAACTTTTATTTTAATACCAGGTGGACAAGAATTGTATGTGGGTACACCACACACACATGATTCTTTATACACAGAAATTATGCTTAACCCTGATTCAAAATGCCTTGTTTTTAAGATGTTTGAAAATGAAAAAAGATTTGAGCAAGTTATTCAAGTCGTTGTTGATTTTAAACCTATCTATATATTCAGTGGGATTGGTCGGCAATCAAAGCTACTCATTGAAGACCAAGACTACAAAGTAACAAAACAAGGAAATGGATATTTCATAAGTTTTGAAGAATCTCATTCATTGATTGATGTATACAGCGAAGCGTTATGGCCAGAGCGATTCACATCTAAAGAAATGCAAAAGCGTAGACGTAAATGCCGAACGCTGAACGAATGGGATTCACAATATCAATTACATGCTAAACCTGTGGGGGATGTGAGATTGAACCCAGATAAATTAATCCCATATGATGTAGAGCCGATTTTACGCCGTGCGAATGGTCGTTACATCATGATGCTTGGTGATCGACAGATAGTCGGAATGACTTGTAGTTGGGATCCATCATCAGGAAAATTAAAATCAGATACATCGGCGGTTGAACTAGTGTTGCATGATGATCTTGGCAACAAGTACTGGCATCGTTCAATTGAATTGACTGGTGAAGTTGTTAAAACTGACGACCACGGAAATATTATGGGCGGTCAAGTGTGGCAGCTTTGCGACCTAATAGAACAATTCAACATTCCCAAAGTAACAATCGAAACCAATGGGATTGGGAACTTTGCACCAGCTTCATTAAAAGGCGCATTAAAAAAACGAAAAATCCGTTGTGGTGTTAGCGAACAGCATTCTACTCAGTCAAAAAATAAACGTATCCTTGAAGCACTTGAAGGCCCACTAGTATCAGGAATGCTATGGGTGCATGTATCTGTTATGGATACGCCAGATGGTGAAAATACATCTAAACAATACAAGCAAATGCAGCGATTCAATCCAGCATTAGCAGATCAAGAAGATGATCATCTTGATTCACTCGCTCGCGCTGTTACTGATTCACCTGAGCGTGTTGGTAAAGTACACAACAAAGAAGAATACAAAGAAAGCCCTAATTGGAGAACTAATGGTGGTGTACATGAAGCCACTTTGGACTTTAATAATTAGGTGATGAAATGGCAGTATCAGAACAAACGCCGTATATAGAGTATGTTGCAAATGGAGTGACTACAAGTTTCCCACTAGGTTTTGATTGTGATAAGAAAGAGCATTTAGTTGTAAAGATTGATGATGTGACGGTAAATACAGTAAATTTCTCTTTGCTAGATGGGGTGGTTATATTTAACACAGCCCCAATTAGTAATGCAAAAATCACTTTTCAGCGTGACACACCACTTGAACGAAATACAGAGTACCAATCGTTTAACAATTCATTCAGACCTCAACCACTAAATGGCGACTTTGATCGTATTTGGTGGAAGCTACAAGAGCTATGGGTGCAAGTAATTCTATTGTGGTCTGCGTTAAAAAAAGAAATTAAAGATCGTATTGAATCTGATTTGGAGATTCGATCATGGGTTTCAGTATTACTCAACAATATTGTTGATAACGGGTTGGTCAGTGCTATCGCAGTGACCACAGTGGAATCTATAGTCGATCTTCAGAACTTGTTAAAGTGGGATGGTAGAACTATTTATGTCAAATCTTTTCATGTCGGCTTAAATAAAGGCGGCGGTACATTTGTTTATGATGCGGAAAAAATAACAGCTAATGATGGCGTGATGATATTTTATGGGTGGGTGCGACTATCAGATGAATCAAATATTAATGTTGTGTGGGCTGGGGCAAAAGGTGATGGGGTAAGTAATGATACTTTAGCATTTAATATAACAAAAAATGCAGCAATTAAGAATGGTTTAAGTGTTTTTATCCCTGCTCCCAAGGATTCATATTTAATCACGAATACAATTATTATTGACGAGAAAGTCAGCTTTTGCGGTGATGCTGGGTTGATGGTAGACCTTTGGGCTGGCAAGACTGTACAAGGTGGGAGTCGAGTTAAATACACAGGAACTGGTGCGGCATTTCAAATCAATCCGATCCTCAATCCAAGCCCTACACAGCGTAGGGCTTACGGTGTAATGTTTAAAAATCTGATTATCGAGGGTACACCTGCTGCATCGGATGCTATTAAAGTCAGTGATAAGTCAAATATTAATGTCACAGGTGCAGATCTAGCAGCATTTACTATTGATAACGTGTACTTAATCAACTTTAAATATGGTCGTGGCTTAAATATTAATTTCTGTTTTATGAATAAAATCAATAATTTATTTACTGGTGATTGTGCTGTCGGTTGTACTTTGAATTATGCACACAATACCACATTCACTGGTGGTAGTTTTCAACAGGGGCTGCTTGGATTGGATGTTCTACACAGCTATGACGTGACGCTGCACGGTACATGTTTGCAGGGTCACTATGCTGATCGTGCAGCTTTATTGGGTTTGCAGATGCCAAGAGATTTTTTTGTATGGGATGGTTGGGACGGTGCTGGTGCTGATAATGTATTGCGTACACACCCCGACCATTATTCAGGTTCTGGATGTCGTGTATTTGGCTCTATTCTAAATTGGTTTGGAGGGTATGAAGAGCATAACAACATCGGGTATATTACAGAGCCAGGATCCAAACTTGGGCTTTTTGGTAAGTATGTGGATTTGGATGCAGCTATTAAATATTGGGTACAGGTTGGTATTGGTAGCTTGACTGTTGCATCCCCTAGTTTTGCCCAGGGTCAATATGTTGGATTGAATGGTGTTATTCACGTTGAGCGAAATTATGCAGCACCAATTAATATAACATCCCCTGATTTTCCGCCATCATTACCTGAAAATAAACATTACACTGGACGAATAGCATCTAGCATGGGCATTTCTGATGATGTTAAACCTCTGAAATTCAGATACATTAGAAACATGTATAATACCGACGTAAACATTGGCGGTGTTATCAGCCACCAGGGTTCAATCGCAACAAGCGGATTCAATAGAGAGTATAGTGAAACTATTATCCCAGCATCTACGATTAGTAAAACTATTGATCTTTCAAGCGGAACTGTGGGCACTAATTTTCTACATGTAACGAATGGGATTAATTTAACAATTGAATTTACAGACTTGGCTAGAATGCAATCAGGGATATCAATGAAGATAGCTATCATTAATAATCATGATAATGTTGACTCGATTATATATCCATCCGCTAACTTTAAATTTGGTGCAGCTAGTTATATATTACAGCCGAAAAAACAGCGTATTCTTGAGTTTTATTTCGCCAATGGGTATTGGCTAGAAAAGGGTGTGAATTTACCACTCTAAATAAAAAACCAAAGCATATAGGACTTACGCACTATCATTTATAGATTCTCTGTGGTAGCAGATGATTTTTATCGAGAATAAAGTCATCAATGAAGTCTTTGATGATTGGTCTAAATA